AGGCAGCCGTGCCGCCAACCCAATATCGTGCTGCCATGCTTTACACCTGATTCGATCCGGTGGCCCAATAGCTTGCACCGTCCCACCAAAAATTGATGATTGAATTTTTATTGTTCACACCGGCCCATGTGTAGCCGAGCCACTTCACCGTCGCTGGCCATGTGATTACCTGAGCCGTGGATACTCCATCGCTTGCAATCAGCAATTGCAGGTGGCACGGACCAGCCGGTGCGTTGAATGTGTACGTTATCGCGCCCGTGGGCTCTGCCTGCACGGCGTTCTGATTGTTTGTCCAATCCACAGTGACCGCGCCCGTGGTTGTCGCCAGGGCTTGAGGCGTGTTGAAACCTACGGTTTTGAGCGTTGTCAGCGACTTGTTTTGCAGCGTTTGCGTGCCGCTGATCGTGGCCACGTTGGCGACATCCACGCCGCCGTCTTGCAGCACCTTGCCAGTGGTGCCGTTAAAGACTGCCAGACTGTGGTCAACCGCCGAGCCCGGGCCCAGCATGTCGCCGGTGCCAACAGTGGGCGTCATGGCGATGACGGGGTTGGCGCTGATGCCGTCGCCGTTGGTGATGGTCACGCCCGCGCCAGCGGTCAGGGTGCGTGTGGCCAGCGCGTTGGCTGCTGTTTTGACCAGCATGCCGTTGGTGGCCAGCGCCGCCAGCGCGGTCAGGTTGGTGCTGCCAGTGAGCTGGTTGAGTTCTGTGTGGCTGGCGTTGACGGCCCCGGCCACGTTGGGAAACGTGGTTTTGACGGCGCCCTTGATGACGCGCAAGTGATTATCGCCCTCAGATTTTTGGTCGGTGGCCAGCGGCAGCGTGCTGTCTAGCGTGTTGATGTAGGTTGCGGTTTCTACGCTCATGATGTGGGGGTGTCCTGTGAGTTAGCGCCGGGTTTTGATTTGCAGCCTGCCGCCTATGGGCACGCCCTTGCGTTGGGCCATGCGGCGCACCGAGTCGAGCAGCGCCTGCACCATGCCAAACAGACGTTGGGTGTGGTCGTCGTCGCGCAGGTGCTTGGTGGCCTCCATGGCGCTGGCGTACAGGTACAGGTCTGGCGCGTTTTGCAGCAGCCAGTTGCTGGTGTTGATGGTGCTCAGGGGCACGATGGCCGGTATGTAGTACAGCGTGTAGGCCTGCCCACTGCCGGTGCCATAAATGCGCAGCTTGCCGTTTTGAAAGCTGTAGTAACCGGGGTTGGCGTCGGTGGCGGTAGACACATCAGCCAAGGCAATGTAGTCAAGCAGCCGGGTTGCACCCGCGTAGGTGATGGCCAGCTTGGACAGCGTGCCAAAGTCATTGGGCAGCAGGGCATAACCGCCCACGGTAACGCCATCGACCGAGGCCTCGGTCTCGGGGATGCTGATCTCGCGCAACAGCGTTGCCTCTGCCAGACTGATGAAGTTGGGTATCAGCGCCGCAAGGTCGGTGCGGTGCAGGTAGCTTGCTACCGCGTCTTGCAGGGTGGCGTAGGTGGAGATGGTCATGGGTTGGCGTCCTGGTTCAGGAAGTAGCTGCCCAGCAGGCCACCACCGGTCAGCCAGGGCAGCAGGGTTGGGTCGGCGCGCCCCAGCAGGTCGGTCTTGCCGATGTTGGCCGGATTGAAGGCGGCGTTGGTGCTGCGGATGTTGGCGGGGTCGAAGATAGCGGTACTGATGCCCCGGCTAATTGGATTTCCATTGCTTGCCATATCTGCGCCTTCATCGAGCACTACGCCCTTGAATGGCAACCCTTTGTCTGCAAAGAATTCAGCAAACGATTCACCATCGACCCAATCAGGCAGACCGGTTTTCTGCAGCGGTGTGCCGTTGCCGTATTGATTCAGAAAATCGCGCTCGAAAATCTTGCGGTGCGTTGGGTTGCGGGTGTCAAACAAATCAGCCGAACGGGTTTTAACGGGCATGACGTTGGGTGAGGCATTGAGGAAATCAGCCGCAGTTTTTCCACCCAGGGACGATGCAGAAGGATTGGTGTAGCGACTGGCATATTCAGGGACATTAGTCAGGTACATCGACCTGTCCGACAAAGCGCCAAGGTCTTTGCTGGTGCCGTGAAACAAATTGACGTCAAACCCCTGCTGCGCCGCGCGTTGCATGCGCGCCTCATAACTCATGTCCAGACCGGCATCGAGTGCGGCTTGGTATTGCGGGGAGTAGGCTGGCTTTGATATACTGCCACCGAGCGAGGTATACAAAGGATCAACTCCATTACCGTGGCCCGGTATCTGCGACCTGGCAATGTCCAACCCCCGCAGCCCGGCAATCGGTTCGGAGCCTTTGATCCCCGCTTCATTTTTTAGACCTTTGACTTGTACCTGCTCGGCCGTCATTGGTGTCGCATTTCGAACCCAGTAGTTCCCGTTTCTAGCCCCCGTGAAATCAGTTGTGGCACCCCGATAAGCTTCACCTGTAGAAACTGGCAAGTCCTGAGCACTGCGTGCCAGAAGGGTATATCTCGGGTCTGAGGCTGGCAATACTGCATCAGGCGCGCCGCCAAATACGTGCGTCAAATGGCGCTCGACGTCATCTGCACCAGTGAAATGTTCAGGATGTTTTCTGGCTAAGTGATCAATATCGGCCATCACTTTTGCAGGTTTGACACCTATCGCATCAAAAACAGCTTTGACCGCAGGAATGCTGACCGTTTGCTTATTGCGCGCCATCGCTGCAAATAGTGGCAATGCTGCCCCCTTGAGCATTGACGCCCCGCCCAGACTGGCAATGTCAAGCGGCACCGTGGCTGCATTGAACGCAGCCCAGCCGGGGTTGCCGGCCTGCATCTCGTCAACAAAGCCTTTCAGGCCGCCAACCACTGGCGTAAAGTCGGCCAGCAGGCCACCTGCTGCACGCACGCGCTCTGGCGTCCACTCGGGGTTGAGCGCGCCGCCCGGCGCTGCGTCACCCAGGTACTGTTTGAAGGCGTCAAGCAGTCCCACAGCTCAGCCCCGCTTCAAGAACTTGTCAAAGCTGACCATGGCCGGGTTCTGGCGCAGCCAGCCTAAAACGTACTTCTGGCGCTCGCGCTGGTCCTGAATCTTGAGCACTTCGGCATAGACCGCCATCGGTATGCTGCCCACCTTGCGCATTTCGCCCCAGCGCTGGCCGGCGGTGGCTGTGCGATCTTCTTGCGCGGCCTGCAGGTAGGGCTCGGCATCGAAGGTGCGCCGCTTAACCACTTCGTCACCCTGAAAAATCAGGCTGGTGTGCACGCCGTAATGGTCAACTCCTTCGTTGACGGTGAAACTTTCACTCAGTTCGCGTGCCATTTGCCTGTTCCTCCAGCGTGACTCAAATAGGTGCGGGCCTCTCACCCGCTTGACCGTTTCCGGCTGGTTGGCAACTGCGGTTAAGCAGTTTGGTTGCCTCCTGCTTACGGCGTCAGGTTGGCGATCTTGGCAATGGCCTTGGGTGCGCGCACGGCCAGGCCCACGTCCACGGTAATGAGCACCTTGTCAGAGTCGCCGGTCTTGCCCATTTCTTCGGTTTTGAAGCCGTCCAGGAAGGCCAGGTCAACGTACTCGGTATTGATCATGTGCACGTCGGTGGCGCCCGACAGCAGGTAGTGCGGCACGATCTCCAGCGCGCCAAAGTCGCTGATGTAGATGTCTGCCGCGCCAATGACCACGCCCTGGTCTTTGCCCTTCACATCGCGCCGGTTCTGTGCAATGCCGGTGAAGGCGCTGAACAGTGCTTTGTGGCTGGGCGACATGACCGCCATGGAGGCAATGCCGCCAGAGTTGGTGTAGACGTTCTGGCAAGCGGTTTTGATCAGCGCCTCAGTGAAGGTGCGGTTGGTACCCGCAGTGATGGCCGTGGTCGGCGCGCCCGAAGTCCAGGACGGTGTAGCGCCAGCGCCGTTGTGCAGCGCGTTGGAGTAGCTTTGCACTCCCAGACCCGCCGATTTGCCAGCGACCGAGGTCGTGGGCGCAACGGCCGGGTTGTTGGACAGCACCATGGCTTCAATATCGCGCTTGAGCTCGAGCATGGCCTTGGCTTTGACGTAGGCCATCTCCGACGTTCTGCCAGCTTTCTTGACGATGTTGGCACGCCGTGACACGCCCGGGCGCTTGGTGAAGATCTGCATGTAGTTGCCCACACGCTCGGTGGCGGTCTGCGCTTCCAGGGCGGTGTCGTCACCGTCGATGGCCGCGTTGTCGGCGTTGGCGTTGGCCAGAGCGTCGCGCTGCCACTCGTGAAACACGTTTTGCGCAGAGGCGCGGCCCAGGGCACTGGTGACCGGGGTTTCGCTGGGCGAGGTGTTGAAGATTTTGTCAATCAGGTCTTCGCGGTCGCCCTTGAGGGAGGCCTTCTGATATAGGTTGGTTGGGACTGCCATTTAAGACTCCAAATGTTTCATGCTAAAAATGCGGCCAGGTCGTTCAACTTGGCACGTCCGCCTTTGAAGCGGTCGTTCATTGCCCGGTCTCTGCGTTCCTGTGCCGGCTGGCTTTGTCTGCTGGGTGGCATGCGCGGTGCCTCGGTGGCCTGCTTGGTCACTTCGGCACGCTGCGCCTTGAGGGCGCGGTAAGCACTGGCGTCGCGCATCATCTTGACCAGGCGGTGGTCGTAGACGTTGTCAAGCTCCTGGGCACTAAAGCCGTAGGACTTGCTGGCGTCGCCGTAAATCTTGGTCAGCGCTGCGCCGTCGATCTTCTCTTTGGCCAGTTCTTGCCAGGCTATGGCGCCCTGCTGTTGCAGGCTTTGGAACCGTGCCGCCTGAGCCTGCGCCTGCTCTTGCTGCTTTTGCCCGCTGATCTGGCCATCCAATTGGCTCAGAAAGCCGGCAATTTGCTGCTGGCGCTGGTTTTGTGCCACCCATGCTGCAGGGTCGGAGTTGGCAAGCTGGGCCATCTCCGCCTCTGTTTTGAAACCCGCCAGTTGCACCACGGCAGCGCGAGCGAGCTCGGCTTGCGACAGGTACTGTTGGCGAATCTCGTCGTGTTTGCCCTTCAGAATCTCGACCGCCTGGTGCTCGCGCTGGACGAGCTGCTGCGTTTTGCGGGTGTAGTCAGCCTGGCGCTGGTATCCTTTGACGAGTTCTGACTCCGCGACCTCTTGCGTGGTCTCGGTTCCATCTTCTGCCTTGATCTTGATGGCGATCTTTCTCTCGGGTGCAGGATCGGCGTCTTCGTCTGCGTCAGGGTCGGCGGCGTCGGCTTCATCAGCGTCGCCTGCGTCGTCCTGCGCAGCGTCCTGTTCGGGGTTTGCAGCGTCGGCCGTGTCGCCGTCTTTGGCGGTGGCGTCTGCTGCGCTTGGTGCTTCTTTTCTTTCCTCGGGGTCCTTTTCAGGCGTGTCCGACAGAAAATCAGCGAGCTCGTTCAATCCATTGATTTCGGGTGCAGTGTCTGCGTGTCCGTCCATTGGAATGGTCCTTCTTCATATTCGCCGCCCTCAAGGCATCAGGGCAGGCATGCGGCGCATTGCTGCGCTACGTTGGGCTGGAATGCTCAGCCGTTAAAACTGTTGGCCACACGGCGCATAAACTGCCGCGCTGGCGCTTCATCTCGCAAGTTGTCCAGGTCAATGCGGTGCTGGGCAAACTTGCCCGACTCCACCAGGCCCACCAAAATTCCTTCAAACTTGTCGGTCAACTTGGCCAACTGCAACAGCAGCACCTGGCCTTCGCGATCGCGCACCGGGCAGTCTTTCCACTGCGCCAACACCGCCCCCTTGAGGCTATGCAAAGCCTGTTTGAAGGCCTCGTTGTCGAGCACCTGAGCCGCCTCTTGGCCGCGTAATGCTGTTTGCTGATGGTTCATGTGCGTGAATTATCAAAATTGGTAAAGGGGTGCCCAAAGTGGATCAAAGCGCGCTCGGGTCATCGGTTGCGGTGTCGGTAAATTCGCCCGTGAGTTCATTGGCGGCCGAGGTCTGCGCCGCCAGGCTGGCAGTGCCAAAGGCGGTTTGTGCGCTGATCTGAGCCACCTGAATGCGCGCCGCTGCCTCAATCTCTTTGAGCTCGCGTGCTGACTGCAGCCGGGCCTGTTCAAGCCAGTGGTCAAACTCCATTCGTTTAGCATCCATTTGGGTCTGCAGTTGCGCCTTTTGCAGGTCGCGCTGGGCTTCAATCTGCGTGGTGTGGGCTGAGTCGCGCGCCTGCATCTCCTGGCGATAGCGCTCAAGTTCCATGTCACGCGCCATCTCGCGCTGGTGCTGCTGGTCTTGCAGGGCCAGCTTTTGCTGGTCGGCCTGCGCCTGAGCCTGCGCTTTTTGCTGGTCTTGCTGTGTTTGGGCCTGAAACTTCTGCGCATCGGCCTGCTGGCGCATTTGCTCAATCTGCAGCGCCTCGCTGGGTTGCGGTGGCTGTGGTGGCTGCTTGCTGGGATCCTGGACAAAGTTCTGCACGTCCTTGAAGCCAGAGTTCTCGACTGTTTTGCTGGCCGTGTGGTAAAGGTGCGCCGGTGTGGCCAGGCCGTATTGCATGGCAGCGGTCTGCATCTGCCAGATGCTGGCCAACTGCGCCGCCTTGCTCTGGGTGTCGCCCGTGCCCAGGCCCACGTTGATGGTCATGTCGTAACTGTCGCGCCACTCGTTGGGGTCGTACTCGACAAACTCGTCACGAAGCCTGAAGGCCAGCTTTTCCATGCCGCCATCGGTCAAGAGCTTCAAAATGCCGTGGAATATGGGCTTGAGCAAGGTCTCTGCCGCAATGCGCGCAATGAGCTCGATACGCTGCGCTGCGGCGCTCATGTCGATTTGGCGCCCGGTGGCGGTGTTGTTCAGGCTGTCAGGGTTCATGCCCTGGCTGGTGCGGCTCACGCCGGTGCGGTTCTCGCGCATGCCCTGCACGTAGTCCAGCATGGGCATGCTGGCGCTGGCGGCAAAGGGTATGACTTGCTCACTGATGGCGTTCACGTCGCGCTGGCGGATCACGCCCCCGGCGCGGCTGTCGAGCAGATCATCAATGTTGGCCAAGGGGCTCCAGTTGGCGTCGGTCAGCACCTTGGTGCGCGGGTTGTTGGTCAGGTACAGGTTGTTCAGGGTCTGGCGCAGCAGCTCGGTATGCAGCAGTTGCAGGTCTGCCACGGCATCGGCCATGCTCATGCCGTCCCAGCGGTGCGTGTTCAGGATCGGGCTGAAGGTGGCAATGGGAACATGGCTACACACTTCCTTGCTCAGAATCTTCTCGCTCAGGCGCAGCACACACAGGCGCTCGGCAATGCCGTCGCCGTCAGCATCGGCAAGCACGTATTCCATGCGCAGCCAGCCCTCGGCCATGGATTCGTCTTCACTGAACTGGTCGCCCCGGCTGGCGTTGGCCACAAAGGTGGCGTCGGGCTGGTTGATCTTGTTGAGCCTGAAGGCTGCATCTGCACTGTGCGCTATCTGGTCGCTGGCGCGCAGGTCTTGCGCGTCAACGTCCTTGAACCCCATCTGTTTGAGGTCCGACAGCGTCACGCGCATCATGCGTGCGACATACGGGCAGTCTGCCAGCAGCGGCGAGGTCCACTCGCGGTCAATCAGCAGGTCTTCGGGGCTGAACGATTCAACCTTGATGATGGTCTTTTTCTCGGTCTTCTTGAGCCGCCCGTTGTAGATCATGACTGGCTGGCCCGTCATGGGGTCGATCACCGGCTGGCCGCTCTGCGGGTCCGTCATTGGCGCCGGGTTGGCCTCCTGAATCTGCGCGTCTTCTTCTTGCAGCAGCATGGCCAGCATCTCGGCGCTGGCGCCCTTGAAGGGCTGGCTCGATACTGTTTCTACCGTCTCTTTGCGCCACATGGTGGCACTGTTGCGCACGGTCAGCGCGTCTTTGAAGGCGGTGTACAGCAGCAAGAACCCATTGTTCTGCTTGAAGAACACATAGTTGCAGGTATCGGTAGCCTGCTCTGCGCCCGCCACGTCACTGGCGCGAGTGGGCTCAAAGCTGACCGCCTTGTCGGTGCTGGAGAAGGTTTTAAGCAGCGCCGGAAGAATCCATTCGACCGTGTCCTGAATGTCGCTTGAGACAATCTGGCTCCAGCCGTCTTCCTCGTTGCCGTAGGGCATGCGATAGTACTCGCGCATGGCCTTTTCGCGCTCGGTGCCAAGCTGCCCCCACACGTACGAGCCGGCAGCATCTTCTTTGCGCCGCAGTATTTCAAGCAGCTCTTCGTCGTCCATCTTTGCCATGGCATACCCTCAAGTTTGGGGTATTGTCCAAATTGGTAAAGGGGGTACTTCAAGCATTGATTTTCCGAGTAGAAAAGCCTAAAATACAGTGCGTTTTACACAAGGAAAATTGATGCTTTTAGGCTTGAATCCCCCTCGTGAAAAATTGAACCAAATAATCTCATCCTCTGCCCATCAGGCAGCGAAGTGGAATCGGGCGCAAAGCCCAGAAGGCCACCCAGTGCTCCGTAAACCTTTGGGTAGTCCTGGCGCAGGTACGGCCCTTCTCCCATGCGCTCAAGTGGTTTGAAGTTGTCGAGTAGTCCCATATCCAGTTCCTCCATTCAAGCCAAAAACCGCCCCTTACGGTAAGCAATCGGCTTGGTGCTGCCGTTGCTGTTGCTCAGTGCGTCGGCCACCAGGCTGGTGTAGCGCCAGGCGTCGGCACCATGGCTGTACTCGTCATGCAGTGGTGAACCTGCCTCGCTGGTCTGGCGGTTGATGTTGCGCCGGTAGCGCTTCAAGCACTCCAGCAGCCGCGCGGTGCGGGTTTTGTCGAAGTAGCAACGCCCAAACACCATGCGCGCGGCGCGAATGCCGCCCTCGATGTCCATGTTGGGCGTTTGCTCTACCGTGCAGCCAAGCGCTTCCATGATCTCCTGCGCACTCTTGCCCGTCTTGAAGTCTTTGGCAAAGCCGTCGTGCGGCAGGTAGTGCGTGCCCCAGTTCAACGGCATGGCCTTGAGCTGGCGCACGTAGTCGTCAAGCGTGCGGTGGCTGTCTTCGATGTAATCCACAATGCGCAACTCCGAGGCTGAGCGCTGCACCAGCACAATGGCCATACAGTCATTCCAGCCCAGGTCCCACACGGCATGAGTCTTGAGCACAGCGTCTGCCGGCACGTCTCTAATGCGGCCGTCGCGCTCGGCAGCGGCCACCTCGTCAAAGTAGATGGCGCCGGTTACAGCGGGCAGACACTCGCCCTCCCAGATATTGCGGTATTCCTCGGGCTTCATGGTGGCCATGGCGTGCTCACGCTCTGCCTTGAGCACGTCGGGGAAGTACGGGTTATCTGACCAGTTCATCAGCACCGACACACAATCAGGAGGCGCGTTCACCACAAACATCTGGTGCGTCGGGTCGGTCTCCAGTTCGGGGTTGTAAGTCACCCAGATTTCACTGCCGTCTTTGCGGATCGTGGGTACGAGCGTCTTCCAGCTCTTGGCGCTGATCACCTGCGCCTCTTCGCACCACACCACATCCACGCCCTCGAAACTCTTGAGCGCGGCAGCCGTGATGTCTGACAGGCCACTGAAGAAGATTTGCGAGCCGTGCGGCCCCTTGATCTGGGTTTGCAGAATCTCGAACACGCCAGACAAGCCCATGGCCTCAATCTGGTCGCACAGCAACTGGTGCACAGACTGGGCAATACTGTTTTGAATCTCACGCGTACACAACACGCGAGTCTGCTCCTTGGCACAGCGCAGCAACAGAGCCCGGGCAAAACCCCAGCTCTTGCCAGAGCCGCGTCCACCACGAGCCACCTTGTACCGTGCCGGCCTGAACAGAAACTGCAGCGCCTTTGGAAAGCGCAAATCCAGCGCAACAGTTGTCATGCAGCGTCAGTCAAAATTGACGTGCAACGTCAACTTCAAAGGGGCACCGTCTTCGCCGGTCACCTGCGTCGGCATGATCTTGCCCACCAGGCCCAGGAAGGCGGTCGCGGTCTTGGGGTCTTTGGCGCAGCGCGTGAGGTAGGCCACGCCCCCGGCATCAGACAGAGCCTTGAGGATCATGGTCTTGATTTGCGCCGTGTTTTTGGAAGGTCCGCGCTTGCCTTGATTCGGCTTTTTCTCGCCTTTTTTAAAGACGGTTGAAGGTGTCATTGTCGCGAGTCCTTACGGGTATTCACTAAAAAGCGGGCGCAAAGCCCGCCATGATTAGCACTTTTTTGCGGGTTTGCCGGGTTTTGACGGCGGGAACTTGTCTTTTTTGGGAGGTGCTTTGGCCATGAGAAAAATTCCTTTGGGGTTGATGGAAATCCGATTATCGAAATTGGTAAAGGGCTCAGCGCACATCAAAAATAGAGCGCACCCCATGCAAGCACGTCGCCGTAGGTCCGCATTGGCCTGGCAGCACATACATCG